CACTCAAATATTGTTTAAAACTATACATTTTTCTCCCACTGTATCCATTATATCATTCCCCTTGCTTTTTGTCAAGCAAAAGCCACTTATTCCATTAATAAATCACTAGTTACTAGACTATTTATACTATTTTGCTATTACAAATTTACCTGATAGGGGAGTCCTTGATGTTATGTACTCAAACATCAATCTTAAAGCTTTATTGGCCTCGTCTTTTTTATTCTCTTTAAAAAACTTTTTAAGTATAGGCATAACTTCGTTGATAACACATATAGCACTTATAGCACCTCTCTCATAATCAAATCTCTTTTTATCTTTTCGTAAATATTCTATCTTTTTTAATGCGGCAAAGTATTTTTCTTCACCTTTTTTATATTTGTCAAGTATTTGTTTTGCAACATATGGATTTACAAAGTGTATAATTTCTGATAATACTTTTATAGAACCAATTGAACCACCTCTTGCTTCTGCCTTTGAGAATATAGCTTCTGCAACAAATCTTTTTGCACTAGGATCGTGTCTTAATTTTATCTCACCACCAGACTCTAGTAGTACTCTCATATCTCTTGTATTACCTTTTGCAGGATACTTGACCATCTTATATGGTTGCCAATTTGTTACACCTTGTATAGCAACTTTTTTAATATACTTTATTTCTTCTTTTCTATCAAAGTTTACCATTTGTAGTGTGGCTTCTTTTGTTGTCTTTTTAAGTGATAAAGGAAATAAATCACCACTATCTATTAAATCAGATGTAATGATGTTAAGATTTTGAAAAGTATAGATTTTTTCTTTTGCACCTTTTAGTTCTTCGTATAGTGCTTTTTTAGCTTTATTTGTTGCAAGATATATGTCTGCAGGATTCCATTTGTTTAGATTACCATATTTAGTTTGTGATTTATAGCCTGACTTATTTGCAATCTTAAATAACTTCTCTATAGTACCCATTATATCTTTGTCGCCTCTATAGTAGAATATATCCTGAAAGCCTTGTCTAGCGATTTTAAAATCAGGATCTATGTTAGTTATGTCGTTGATTAATTTTTTTGCAATCTGTAAAGATGATACGTACCATTTAGTATCTTTCTTTAAAAATAATTCTAAATCGTTTAGTAATACACCAGGTGTTTCAATGTTCTTATGAGCTGCCTTTAAAGTAGTGCTTTTTATTTTATTTCTAAATTCTGTATAATCAGGATACTTTTTAGGGTCAAATAATTCATTAGTTTTTTGAGCACCTATGTAATCTGCTAATGAACAAAACAATGCCTGTGATGATTCTGCTAATGTTGTTAAGTCTGCCATACATATATTTATGTATGTCTATCTACGACCTCTTGTAGTTGGAGGGTGATTATATGATGATTTGCCGTTATCTAATAACCGTTCTTTTGATTCTCTTATATCAAAGAATGTAGGGAATCCAAATACACCAAATGTCTTATGTTGGTTTTGAAACTTAACAAGTTTTTTAACGTCTTCTTCAAAAAATGACTCTTTTAATACTAACTTACTTGGCATTTCTACAGCACGCCATAAAATCTTATTCTTTACTTTAACCATTTCTGTTTTATAATAGATGGATGGTTTTCTTTTTCTTGCAGGTTTGTTCATCTTTTTAATCATACTTTAAAATCTGAAAATTTATCATAAGCAGATTCAGTTGGTTGTGGACCTGATGGTTTTTCTATCTTCTCTTTTGATTCCTGATTACTATCTACAATCTGTTGTGCTGTTTGTTCTACATCATACAATCTCATTTTAGCTCTATCAACACCTATGATAAATGCTCTATTGATTGCAGGATCATTGTATCTATTTTTTAATTGTTTAACTTTCATCTGATTAAGTTCTTCTAATTCTTCATTTGATATAAGAGCAAACATAAAATCTGCTGTTGCAGGAAGACCAAAACTTTCTGAAGTATCCTCTAAACCCACATCACTGGACATATAACCAGTTCTTGTTGTTTGTGTAGCAGATACAATTGGTACATTATAAACTACAGCCAATCCTCTTAATTCTTCAGCGATTGCTTTAACATAAAAATATGATGATATATTACCACCTTTAAATCTACTACTTGAACATATATTTAGATAATCAATAAAAATTATATCTGGTTTAAAAGATTTCTTTAATGCAAGTTCATCAAGTAAATTTTTGAAATGTCCTGTGTGAGCAGCTGCTGTAGGATATTCTTTAATAATTAATTGACCTTGTACTCTATTTTGTAATTTGTTAACCTTACTGTCATATATTGATTTAGGCATATCATAAAGGTCATCAATTGTTACATCTAATAAATTTGCGTCAATTCTTTCAGCAATTCTTTCTTCAGCCATTTCTAAAGTTATATACAATACATTCCTGCCTTGACTTATCATAGACGCAGCTAAATGGCACATAAACAAAGATTTACCAACACCTGTTCCTGCTAATGCAACGTTCAAAGTTTTTGGTGGTAAACCACCTTTTGTAATTCTATTAAAATAACTTAAATCAAATTTAACTCTTTCTTCTACTTTGTGGTAATATTCAAATCGTTCCTCTGAATTGTTTAAATAATCGTGTCCAATATGTTGGTCAAATGAAACAGCAAGAGCGTCTGATAATATATTTGGTATTGCTTCTGGTGTATGTTTCTTATCTTTACCATCTATAATCTTAATACCTTTTAATACAGCATTATAAACAGCACGGTCTTTACACCACTTTTCAGTTGTATCTAACAACCATTTTTGTTCAACTTCCTCTTGTTGTAAAGTATTTAACAGTGAGTTTATATTTTTAAACTCATCTTCGGTAAGTGATTTAAGGTTTGATAATTCTATTGATATGGCTTCTTTTGATGGAAGATTATTATACTTAATAACAAAGCCATTTATGATATTAAATAATACAACTTCATTCCTATCTTGAAAAAATTCTTCTTTAATAAAAGGCAAAGCCTTTCTTGTAAATTCTTCGTTATATATTAAATTGGATAAAAGTGTTTTTTCAAATTGATTAGACATAATGAAGATAAGTTCCTACAAGATACTTTGGTTGATTTTTTGGTTTCTCACCTGTATGTTGGTAAGTCCACAATGGGGGAAACATAAGAGCCTTACCAGCTTCTGGTCTAACTCTAATATTATAATCTGTAAATGTTGTATCGCCTCCATCATTTTTATTTAAATATAAAAATATAACTAAAAATCTCCTAGCACTATTGTAATCTGTAACATCAACGTGTTCTCTAAACTCATCTTTATCATTATCTTCGTATTTCTTAAATCTTATCTGTTCAAAGCCAAACTTTTCTGGCCATTGTTTTATAGAATCTATTTTAACATCTTTTCGGTATTTGTCAACAAGTGATCTACACTTCTCAAATAATAATGTGGCATACTCTTGCCAATCCTTGTGTAAATTTAAGTTGATTTCTGTAAAGTGTCTATGATTATCTAAATCTGTTTTAACCCATTGTGAGGAAGAGTCTTCAAACTTATCTATTAAATGCTGACAGTTTTCTTTTGTCAAAACATTATGATAAGTTCTTATATACTTATTTGTTAAATCTGATTGTTCCATTTTCTAATTGTTTTTCTACTACCTCAATTAATATATCACCAATGTAGTTTCTAAATCCTTCAGTAGTTGTATCAATGTTATTAGGATTCTTCTTTATATCATAATCAAATTTCATTGGCAACTCACCTTTAGTATTTTCTTCACTAGCAAACTTTACGTGTCCATAAGTGTATATGATCCCGCTGTATTCTCCTTCTACAATTTTTATGCAGCTGAAGTCATCCACATCTCTTTGAGCAAAGACATATCTATTCTGTGCCATAAAGGAATTCTTTTTTGGCTGCCTTGTCAATTTGAGCGAGAATATCTTTAGTAAAGAATTTATCAGGTTCATTATTGATAGTTTTAGCATACTGTTTACTTCCGTCAGGTAGTTCAACCCTTGTTGATACTGATTTAAATATATCATATTTGATTGCTAAATCTAACAACCCATAGTGTTTATCTAAACCTTTATCATAGGTTAATCTTACATCAATCATAGCATTTTCTTTTGTAAGCCTTGATTTATAATTTTTACAATGTATCACATTTCCAATAACTTGTTTTCCATCTTTTTCTTTTCTTTTAGATAGATAAACAATATTTGAAGCAGCATATTTTAATCCACTTCCACCACCCATTTCTTTTTGTGGGAACATTGAACCTATAACATCATAGGTATGGTTAGTCATTATCATTGGTACTTTTGCTTTACCTAACTTTAATGTTAAAACTCTAAATGCAGCCTTGACAATTTGTGACCTTGTCATATCTCTGGTTTCTTTTCCTTCGGCTGTGTCTGTCATTTCTTTTGTAGTTGATAGCATTCCTAAACTATCTAATACAAACATAATTGGTTTTCTTTTTGATTCTTCTTGCTCTATATACTTGTCAATCACTTTGATTGATTGATGTCTAAATTCTTGTACAGTTGCAACTGGTACTATGACCATTCTTTTACTATCAATACCACGAGCTTCAACTAAATCTCTTGTTAAGGCACTTTCTGATTCAAAATATATTACACCTGCCTCTTTATTCTTATCTAAAAATGATTTTACAATACCTAAAGCAAAAAAAGTTTTACCTGTTGCAGCTTCTCCTGCGATTGCAGTGATTTTGTTTGATGGCAATCCACCAAAAATTGAACCTGAAAGTAGAGCATTAAAGGTATATGAACCAGTGTCAATATAACTAGATACATCTCCTGCTTCAACGCCTTCACTTACTAGTGTAGCGTATTCATTACCTGTTTCTTTAATTATTTCTTTTAGGTAGTCCTTCATATTCTAACATCTCCTTATCATTGTAACTTATAATATAATATTTAATATTATTATTATAACAAAATTCTCTAACAAAGTCAAGCTCTTTAGGTAAAAAATTATGTGATACATAATTATTATATCTCTTATATATCGTTATCCTCATATCCTTTTGCCCTTAACATAACTGGTCTTCCTTTATATTTTGGCAATTTAACTGTATTATCAGGTTCACCTTCCCATTCGAATCGTAACTTTTCATCTTGTGGTACCCAACCAGGTTTAGGTTGTTCTAAATCTTCTTCTTTTATATTCACCCATATGTCTTCAAACATAGTGATAGGATCTATTGGTCCCATTGGTGTAAAGGCGTGGCCTCTTACTTTATTTAATCTGAATTTTAAAAGTTCTTTATTATACTCTTTTAATCTTTGATAATCCCAGTAAGCCTTAAGGTCTAGGTATGATTCTTTTGATATAGCCATGTACATATTTATTCTTTCACCATACACTTTCGTTGCTCATTTAATTTTCCTCGCACCACCAACATAGTTTTCAACTCTATTTAATAAAGGCAAATCGCCATGTTCATCTTTATATTCTTTTTGTACTTTATATTCTATATCTCTTACTAAATCAGGATGACAATTAAAAAATCTATGACTAAACCTACATATATCTTTCATAGGAAATTTTTTACCATTATAAAAATATTTAGATAGCAAATTAGGAATATCCATATAGGTTTGTCTTTTATCTCCTTTTAACGAAGATTTAAAATCTGCTCTTCTACCCCACATTCCAGCTCGTTTGCCTCGTAATCTGCCATCACTATCTGATGACCCTATATAAATTAATTTATCATCCATATATATTTTATATACACCACTTGATTTTAATTCTGACGGTGTTGTTTTAAACATCATATCTAAACGAATTGGGTCTGACCATTTTATCTCACCTATAACTTCAGGTTCAATAGGAACGATATTATATTTTTTTAGATATTCTTTTAGAATGGTAGTAAAATTATGAGGTACTTTTTCTAACTCAATAGTAACGCCAAATTTTTTATCTCTAATATAACAAATCATCTTTCACCATACACTTTCTTTGGCACATTGATGGTGCTGTATCATAATTACCATCGCTAATACTTTCAGGTAATGTTTTTGTAAACCATTTACTATTTAAAATAGTCTTTAATGTTTTATTTTTTACATTGTGATCCTCTATATTGTCCAAATACTCTTTCATAATAGGATGTTCTTTTGCCTTAAAGGAGTTTCTCTCAAAGTGTATTTTTAAATAACAACATCTGAAAACTTGTCCATCAGGTTGCACAATACATTTCCCATCTCTTTTCCATTGACAAATTATTTTCTTCATCTAGTCTTCCTAAAATACCATCTCCATATAGCAGACCTTGTCATTGAAACAACTGTAAATATTAAAGCAATCTGAAAATTCTCAAATATTGTAACCCTTAAACCAAATAATGGAAATATTAATAACTGTATTAATACAGCAAGGAAAAATCCACTACCAACATCTAATATACTTTCTTTAATATCTCTTTTATTCATTCGTTCCTGCTCGCCATGCTGACTCTGGTCTCTCTAAAAATTCTCTTTCACCATCTTCATTGGTAAAATAAAATATATCAATATTTTTTTCATTAGGAAAATAAGTATTGACAGTAAATCTATCTGATGGATAAGATACGTGGTAATGAGAACCATTATCTAAGCATAATTTTTTTATATCATTTCTATGTTTTTCATTATGTTTAAATAATACTGTTTGAGATAGTGGTATGGCTTTTGTTTGTGATAATGCTCTCAATGCAGCCAATGATTTTTTCAATGATGTTCCTCTTCTATACTTCTGGTGCATTTGCTCATCAATGCCATCTACATCTATAACCATTGACAATCTTCTACCACAATAATTGCCAAGGTTTAAATAAAATTCTTCTTTACGAATACTACCATTTGTTGTTATAATAATTTTTGCTTTTGAGTTATCAATAATATAATGACATATTCTTCCTATATCTTTTGCCATTAAAGAGTCTCCCCAAAGACCACAGAAACTATAATTTTCTATATCATCTAAACTTTCTTTTGGAAACATTTTTTGAAAATCTGCAAGTGACCAAGTTGTTAATGGTAAATATTCTTTAGTTTTTAAATTATTTACAATATCTGTTCTTTGACATTGTGGACATCTAGCATTACATAAATTTGTAATTGCTAAATCAACTGTGTGAGTCTTCATTTTTTAAATACTTCCAACTGATAGGGAAATGGTCTTTAATATTCCCTGAAATTTCCTTTGCAACCTCTCTTGTTTCTGATTGAGCATTATCGTGGTCTCTTAAATTACATACTCTAGCAAAAGCATATAAAGTGCCTGACCATATCCACTCGGTCATCATACATTGAGGCAATACTATTCTTGCCATCTCTGGAGCAATACCTTCCTCTAACATATCATCATAAGTTTCTGTTGCAATGTTTATTAACTTCATAATATCATAAGGTACTTCTTCATCACTTGAACCTTGTTTAATACTTTCTTCTGGTCTCTTTCTCCACATAAATGGTATCATAAATTCTGGTTTATGATCTACGTATCTTCTACTCACTTCGTTCCACGCTAGACCCACTTGATGTTTTACTAACTGTCTTGCTACAAAGACAGGTGCTTTAATTCTAAATGATAATGAGGCGTGAGCAAATGGTGACCAATGATTATGTTTAGCTAAATATTTTATTAACTTCTCATCTTTTTCTTCCCACGCAAATTTTCTTTTATTGAAAGAAACTCTAGCAGCATTTACTACTGATAGGTCACTTCCCATTTTATTAATTAATTCAACTTCCATTAAAATAACGTTGCCCTTCTGCTGTGCCTAAAATAATCTAATTTTTCCTGAAAATTTGATTGAAAATGATTAGGATTTTGTTTTTCTACTTGTGAAAAACACCATATGTTTTCAATGTAGATACGATTCATAAACTCTAATTTTTCTTCTGCACTCTCAAATAGTTTATCTGATTTAGGTCTTTGCATAATTCTCATTCCTATTTGACCTACAAAGTTATCTTTTAAACTACCAACTAATTCATCACAACTATAATATCTTTTACCTTTTATTGTAGGGTCCATTATGTTAATAAATGTATGTTTGGATCTCTCAAAAGTTTTTTGTGATACAGGTAAATAAAAATCATCACGCCATTTTAAATATTCATCAAATTTTTTCCAAGATTGATTTTCTTCTTTTTCACCACCCTCATTATATCTTTCAGTAGAAAAATAAGGTGGACTTGTAAAAGCACAATCTATATTATCAATTTGTTCCCAAGGTAAATCTTCAGCACCGCAATTATATATTGTTACCTTTTTAGGTGTAGATAGAAAACTGTTATATGTTTCTATTTGTTTAAAATATTGTTTGTAAGTATTTGGATTAGGATCACAACCAATATATTCTTCAGCGTCTGAAGCAAAGAAACCTGCAAGTCTATCACCCCAACCACAACTTGTATCTAATACTTTTTTAGCATTTGTCATTTGATATATTGCTTTTGCTACATTAGGTTTAAATTGTGTTGCAATATAAGTCTGTAATCTAAAAGCAGATACATAACTCTTATCATCTAATCTGCCACCTCTTAATTCTTCTTTACCTTCTACTAAAACAGGTTTCATACCATTAATACCACGCCACATAGGACCTAAACATCTCCATATATCTTTCGCTGTACCATTATACCATACATCTAATGGTGATTTAAAACTATAACTTGAACAGTTTAATCTTAAATGTTGATGAAAATAATTTGATGCATCATTATGAATAGATGGTGCGTCTATAATACCAAGTCCATATTTTTTAAAATTATATTTGTAATCGTCATATTTTTCTTTTACATTTCTATCTATTTGTTCTAATGGTTTAACATATTCCCATACATCTTGTTTTTGTAAACCTTTAAATGCTTGACGCATTGCTTCAAATGAAATCTCCTTTAGAGGAAACTTTGGTCTATTGTCTGCAATATACTGTGCCAAATCTTCTCTAAATTTTTCTTTACCTATATCATTCGTAATACGCTCAAACGTACTTTGATCCATTATAGGTAATTTATTTTCATCTGCATATTTACTTAACATCTTCATCATTCCATTTCAATAATAACCATACCACAAAGGCATATATTATTATAACATACAAAATTGATATTGTCAATTCTAACATAATAAGGGTTTATCTACTCTTTTTTTTATATCTTTTAGATATTTTTCTGTCTTTTCTATTAAATAATATTTTCTACCTTCTAAAATCGCAGCCTCACCAGTTGTACCTGTACCAGCAAAGGGGTCTAATACAATGCCATCTTTGGGTGTAATTAATCTAACAAGGTATTTCACCAACTCTAAAGGTTTAACTGTTGGATGTCCACTATCTCCCTTTTCCTTTTTACTTGCTTTAGCACAATAAAAATATCTTGCCCAATCATCTTCCAAACCATCATGTATTATATTAGCTGGCCATCTACCATTTTTTGTTCTTTCTTTAATTTCTTCAGCACCAATTTTTCTTATTTTAAAAGTATCTGTACCCATATAACCTTTAGAACCATCTGAACCTGTTTTATGCCAACCACTTCTATCATTTTCATCTCTATATGGCACTCTACAATCATCTAAATTTAATTCTTTATTTACACCTTTTCTAGCCACACATATTGGTTCATGTGCTGGTTTTAATAAGTTTCTTCTTTTAGGAAAACCAGTACCATATATCCAATTAATCATATCAACTACTTCAAAACCTGCGTCTTCTAATGCAACTGCCATTCTATGATAGTTTCTAGTAGCTGCAAATGCTAAGCATACGGCACCTGGTTTTATAACTCTATATACTTCTTCCCAAAATTCTTTTTGAAATGCAATGTCGCCACCGTCCCAAGTTTCTCCCATAAATCCTTTTGCCGCTCTATGATAAGGACCACTGCGTCCTTCTTTCTCATCTTGGTTATTAATACCTTTTTGTCCTGGTCCAAATCGTTTAACTATTGAAGCTAAATGATATGGTGGATCAGTTACACACGAATCAAAAACATTATCATCTAAAGTTTTTAGATGTTGTAAACTATCAGCATTTATTATCTTATTTGAGTCCATAAATTAAAAAAATATATTTTATTGTTAACATAAGAAGTAAAAATCTAGGAATACTCCAATCAGTTCTCCAAGCTAGCATTCTGCCTGTTGCATATCCCAAATGTATTATTATAAGTATTAATAATATATCCATCATATCTAATTCTTTTATTATTCAAAAAAACTTTCTAAACTTGCTTCACGTTCAAGTTTCCAACCAATAGAATTTAAAATAAACCTTAATGGATCAGTAAATGTTTTTTCAAATTGTGTATCGTAATCAACATATTTGTGTAAATCAAATTCTTCTGGTATCCTTGTTACAAAAGCAATGACAGTATCTTTAACTGTATTAGGTTGTTTTAACATTAAGAATTTAATTTTATCACCATCTCTTATCAAAGGATATTTTCTTTCAAGTTTATTTCTATGTATGTAATGATTATAAATCAAACCCCCTTTAACGTGAATAGGAGTTCCTTTATTATAAATTTGGGATGAATTTTTAAACTTGTTTATATTATTACAAGACCTAGGAAAAGCAACTTCTTCTGGTGTTAATGTTTTAAATACTTCTTTAAAGTCGCTTACAAACTTAATTAAAGCGTCCTCATCTTCATTCATTATTACACGTATAGCATCCTTAATTTTTCCTCTACACACTTCAGGCGTAGATGATTTAACAGCTTCAACACCCATAATTTTTAGTTTAGATGTTTCATATCGGACACCTTCTTCATCAAATACGTTCATCATATATCTTTTTTTGGCAACCCATATAGCTTTGTTAGCAATTAATTCTCGTTTCATAATCATTTTTTGGCCAAAAGCATTTACATACTTAGCAAGATTTGAAAAACTATCATCAATTACCTTTTGTATTTTATCTTCAGCAGCCTTATCAATAAAATCTGTAACCTGTTGTGTTGTTTTATCTTTACAAACCTTATCAACAAGTGTATCTAATTTAAGATAGATAGAATCTGTATCGGATGCTACAACATAGTTCACATTGGTTGTATTTAAAATCTTATTCATAAACTTATTAACATCTCTTTCAACCCAGCGAATAGATAACTGACCACCAAGTGTAATCGCTTCTGCTTGTTTTACATCAAAATATCTAAAGTATTGATTGCCAATAGCACCGTAAGCACTATTCAATGCAATCTTTTTTGCCATTTGAATATTATGACACCTTGAAATTTCATTTTTATAAATTGGGTCTTTTGTTTTTTGGAATTCTTTTTTAGCTTCTATTGCTTTCTTTTTAAATACAACTCTATCACTATACATCTTCTCCATTAACTCTGGAAGAAAGCCTTGCTTATCTCTTTTAAACATAGCACCGTTTGGTGCGATGGTCACATCCTTGGATTTTGCAAAATTTAAATCTAATTTTTCTGTTAAAAAGTTTTCTACACCAACTGCCTTTGTATCTACTCCAACAAATTTTTCAGGACTTATATTATATTGCATAATCAAATGTGGATAAAGTGAATTAAGGTCAAATGAAACAATCCATTTATGTAAACCTAATTGTGGATCTTTTACATATGCACCTTCGTATTGTGTATCCTTTTCGTGGTCTTCTCTTGGTGGAATTATAATATTCTTTTTAAGTAAATGATTATAGATTAAAGTATCCCAACATCTTACTTGTGAATATACATCAATATAATTTACTTTATAATCATAAGCCATTGTTAAGCACAACTCAATTAATCTCATTTTATCTTCTAACTTGTCAACTAATTCTACATCTTGGATATTATATTCTACAAATCGCTGATAATCTTTTGTATAAAAATCTTTAAATGTTTCATATGGATTTTCTAACTTTTGCTCACCTAATTCTACTTTAGCAATATAATTTAATCTATAAGACTCTTGTCTAACATAAGTAAATTTTTTATATAAATCAAAATAATCTAATATAGAAACACCAAGTATATTCCAATATTGAGAATTTTTATTTCCTAATTGAACTCTATCAGCATTAACAAAGTTCCAAGGACTCATTTTATTAATCGTATCATTATCAAAAATAAATCTCATACGATTCATTAAATAAGGTACGTCAAAAAACTTAACGTTCCAACCCGTAACAATATCTGGATGATTTTTACACCAGAACTTTAAAAACTCCATTAATAGATGTTTTTCATTCTGACATTTAACATAAGTTACATTTGTTTTTTTAGAAATAAAATCACCAGTACCCCAAGTTATTAGCTGTTTATTACTATGATTTTTTACCGTGATACATATAATCACTTCTTTTGCAGTGTCTGGATCGGGAAAGCCGCCCTCACACTCGGTTTCTATATCAAGTGTGAATAACTTGATATGATCTTTATTCCATCTCACCTCATCTCTATATTCGTCTGCTATGTACTGATAGTTGTATCTATTCATACCATAGATTTTATATTCAGGTATAGTACTATACTCACTATAGAAGTGTTTTGCTTTTGGAATAGAATTAAAACTTTTAGGTTTTAAATTTATGCCGTCTAATGTCTTATAAATGGATTGTTCTTTTGTAGGTAGGAATAATTTAGGGGAATAATTAATACGACTCAAATATGGTTTGCCATTATTGACGCCTCTAATGAGTAATTTGCCCTTGTGTTCAACGACATTTGTATAAAAAGTGCTTGCCAAATTCATAATATATTATAACAAAGAAAACCTAGAAAGTCAATAACTAGTGGATAATTGATTTTTTGTTTGGTTGTACTATTGAGCTAGTATTTTTTTCATAGGCATCCACCATCTTATCATCTGGTAGTGTTTCTGCCATTATATTGTTTTTCTTTATTTTAATAACTTGATCTTTTGTATATGGTATATAAGGATGAAAACCAATCTGCATTGGTTGTCCTGGTTTACCTTGCATTGGAATTAATACAAAAGGTTTTTTGATTGCTTGCCACGTAGAGGTTGATTGTTCTTCAATTGGCACGCCAAGCAGATCCTCACCTGTTGTGAGTCTGTATAATTTAATCATAATATTTACTTTTTATCTATTCAGTTTTTTCAGTTGTTGTTTTTTCAGTTGTTTGTTTTTTCCCAATATTATATTTCGCTTGTAAATTCCATTCACTCTTTTCTTTAAAAGCAATTATCTTAATTTGTGATAACGGTGCTTTGTCTTCAGCATTCTCTGGTTTTACAATTGATAATAAGCTCCAGTCTTGTAATAAAACTGATATTGTGTTACGTCTTTGTATATCGTTTTCTATTAGAGTGGCTTTTTTGCCATCTAAAGCAAACAATTCTTTAAAATGTACTATGTAATATTTACCTTGTTTATGTAAAATGTGGCAAGATTGAAATAACGTTTTGTCTTTCCTACTTGCAACACCTATTCGGGATAATGTCTCCCTAATTTTTAGAAAGTCATCTGGCTGTTTAAGTGTTACTTCTAACATCTGCTCAGGTGACCAATTAAAACTTTCCTCACTCATTTTTTTCTCCCACCTTTATCTAATCTCTCTTTGATAAAGTTTAATTGTTTTTTATCTAGTATGTCTAGGGCTACCTTTGCTTTCGTGTTGCTATAACCATAATGTTCTTTCACATACTCTAAATTTTTAGATTTGGATGTGGATATCCACTTGCCCCCAAACCGTTTTCTTTTTCTTATACTATTTAGTAGGAAGTGAAATTGCAAACGTTTAGTAAGGCTGTGTCGCTGATTCATTTCGTTTGCCATCATTATTGAATCAACGTGTTGTGATAAACACCGATTTATTACGTAGGGTGGGAATTTCTTTTCCCAAGTTAAGTCAGTTCCATCAAGTAAATTAACCTTTGTCCAGTTAATCGCATTCAAATAATCACTTAATTTATACTCAATCATAATATACTTTCTGGTGCTGCTTCACGGAGTTGAACCGCGGACCTACTGATTACAAATCAGTTGCTCTACCAGCTGAGCTAAAGCAGCTCTACTTTCGTTTTCTGCCCATATAGTTTTCTGAAGGTTCATAGTTCCATTTGTGTCCGTGATGTCCTCTTATATCAGCATACCACATTCTTAATTTTACTATCATTACTCTCCATAATGTTCTCTTTGCC